CAATCATTAGTTGAGGAATTAAAGTAATGGGAACGGTTAAGTGTTGCTTATTAACAACCTCCAAAACCCCTTGAATAAATTTAGCAACCACATAAGCGTTGTTGCTAAAGTTGCCGTAGTCTTCCCCTTTCTTTTCTAATAATTCCCTAACCATTCTTTCTTTAGAACTTTTGTTAATGTATTTTATATTATCGTTTGTCATTTACTTTTTTCATTAACCTCCCTATCTCTTTGTCTTTAGCCAATATTTCAGTTTGAAGACCCTCCTCCATTAAAGACATATCTTTTTTAAGTTGTTCTATTTCTTTTTTAGCTTTCTTCATTTCAGGAGAGTTCATTCCAATCCCTTTAACAATCGTCATTTCTCCTATAGCTTCTTGAGTTTTCCTTATCAATTTTAAATTTTCTTCTTCCAGTTCAGTAATTCTAAAACTTAATCTTTCATTCTTTTTCATTAACACTTCGTATCTATTTTTTAGATTAATCATTGTACCCATTCTCCTTTTCCATCTTTGCAATAGTGCAACATCACTTGTTTTCCTTTATAAAAAATTCCTGTTTCTTCTTCATTAGTTTTAACTAGCTCCATCAGTTTATCGCCACAGCTTTGTCCTTTTTGCAAAGAGACTGGTAACTGTTGGATTGCTCCTGTGGTAAAATATATAAACATAATTACAACTTTCATTTTAAAAAGGTGGTGGTTTCACACCACCCCATTAATGAAGTTAAGCCTGTTTAGGCTTACGTTCAACCAACTTGTGTATAATACGACCATCTTCCTTTGTGTTAATCCACTCTGTCAGATTAATAGTATCTCCAGCTTTCATATCTTTACTTACTTTATATGAACCCCAAAATTTTTCTGGGTTTTCTTGATCTCTATTCAAGTAGCCTTCTCCTGCTTTTAATTCAAAAGCCATCTTAGTTCCTCCTTTGTTGAGTTATATGTTTTCTAATAATAAGATTCATTTTATTTAGTGTTTTAAATTCATTAGTCTTGGCAAACGAATCCCATAAACCAGCCTTATGAATTAGCGTCTTGAGTTTCTCTATCTTAAAGCTCAAGTTTTTAAATTCCTTTTTATCAATTCCATTTTGAATGACCTCCAAACTGGTGCGAATAAAAAGGTTATCTATACTTTCATGTTTCCCATTTGTTTTAGGTTGTGCTTTAGGTACAGAATTATTTGAATGGATCATTTTCTTTGAGATATTTTCTTCATCAGGCATTTCAGAAATGGCATAGACATGACCATGCAATCCCACCAATTTTAAAACACATCTATCAAATGCCCTTTTCTCTGCCATCGCTACTGGGTAAGCATTTTTAGAATTTCTTGGGCTACATTCTCCATAAGAAAACTGATCCACTTTTCCTAACCTTGCATGACATTTTACGATGGCTCTGCTTTCGTCTGCAATGATAGTTTCATACTTAATAACTTGAACTCCAGCACTAGCTCCAATTTCTTCGATGTATCGGTGGTACATAATTTGTGTACCATGACAATCCCATAAGGCTTTTGCTGGATTGATTTTAAATTGTTCTAATATCTTTTTTATTTTTTCATCTATCATATTGTCCCTTCTTTTTTTGCCACATCTTTAATTAGTTCTTCCATTTCTTTTTTCTTTTCTTCTTTATAAACATCTCTGGCGATCTCTTTTATCTTTTCCATAATTTGTTCGTTAGCAATCCTTTTTAAATCTTCACTGCTAATCCCATCTTGAGCTTTATAAACCATCGTAGAACCTTTCCATTTTTTGCATATCTTCTTCCTGAATATGAGAAAGAAAAATATTATCCTTGCTTCTTTTAATTTCAGACCAATCCACTCCAACCATACAGGCCAACTTTTTTATACTGCCGTCTGCCATCCTCAACATTTCTTGTCGTTGAATATTGATCTGAATAAATTTATTAAAATAATATTTCAATCCTTCCTGTGTTAATTCTTCACAGTTATGTTGATTGAAAAGTAACACTCCATCTTCATCACAATAAAGAATTGCTGGTTGATATTCCTTTCCTAGATGTTGGGAATAAACCGCCATCGCAATCAGGTGGGTAAATTGAGGAGACTTTAATTTGCTTGGCTTTCTACTATTCCAAACTTCTTTTCCTTTATGTTTTTTTGCACTACTTAAATAAACAGTAGGAAATCTATTTTTATGTTCGGTAAATATTTTAAGGGGTTGGTTACAACAATCAATAGCACCTTCGGTGGCAAGATTTAAAGTTTGACCCATATACTTATCGTTGTACCAATTAGAAAAAGAAACTTCGACTTCCCAATCTTTCATGTAGTTGCCTGAAATTTCCATTAACATTTGCAGATGGTTTTCCACCATTTTTTTAATAATTTTTAAAATGAATTGTCCTTTAACCTTTTCCTTTTCAACAAAGGTAAAGCTGTCCAACATTAATTTATATTGTTTTTCAACATCACCAATTTTCATTCTACCTGTTAAAATATTTTGAAAGTATTGATGAACTGCTGTGCCAGATTTGAATGAGATAGAGGGAGATTCAGGTTTGAAATTTAGATGGAGAGATAAAGGATATTTAATGAACCACATCCAATTACTCAATGCTGTTTGAGAGGGAGAGGTATTAACCTTTTTAAAATCTCCTTGCATAAAGGCAAGGTCAGTAAATCTATCAAGTTCACTCATTGACAAAATATTTACTATCAATAATCAGTAAAGTCAAACATTGATTAATATATTTTTATGGGGTAAAAACCTTAAATGCTCCCAGATGCCATTTACTACAAAAGAGAGAAAATCAAGATAAGGTGGATGGGCAGAAAGGAATCACAAGACCTAGATTGCGTAGGTATGTTCATACCAGCCGATAATGAAATTCTAATCTATAAAAATCAGTCCATGAAAAATGTCCTCATAACCTTTCTACATGAGCTTTACCACCTGTTGTGTACAAAAGACAATATTAATGTAGGCAAATGTGGCGAAGAAAAGTTGGTAGATAAATTAAGTGAGAGTTTTGTTAGATTATTAATCCACAATCCCAAGTTGTTAGGAGTTTTTCAAAGGTTTTTAAAATGAATAAGATTACTTTAAAGTGGGAGGAGATTTTAGCTGGTGCAACGACAGGTTTAACTAGAGAAATTGAAAGCCTACGACAAGGGATCGCATGGGGACACAACGCAAACTTCAACCAGTATGAGAAATGGGGAATGACTATTAGTGGTGCGTTAGCGGAAATGAGTTTAGCCAAAATGTGTGAAACTTATTTCAGCCATAGTGTTAATAATTTTCATGGTGCAGATTTAACTATCAATGGTAAGTCTGTCCAAGTTCGGTCACAATTAATGTCAAAAAAAACACACAATTTAATCGTAAGACAAAATAAAAAAAAGGAGGATTATTATTTTCTGATGCTGGATGATTTCCCCACCTACTATTGTGCTGGATATGTAGCTCCTCAAAATGTGTCAAGAATTGGGCAATGGACAAATTTTGGACACAATTCAAGACCCTATGTTTGGTCGATAGAAAAGGATAAACTAACCCCTTTAGAAAAGTTTAAATATGAAAGATGAATGTTAAAAAAAAAATTCATTGAATCTTTTATTGATATAGGTTCTGGTTTTTGTATTGCTATTCTCATACAAATTTATATTTTTCCCATTTTTAATTTATATCCGACTATTTTAGACGGAATTAGCATTGCTTTAATATTTACCTTTTTTTCAGTGATAAGATCATTTATATGGAGGGTTATTTTTAAGAAGTATGAAAACTAAATTAAGAGTTTTATCATTGGGAGCTGGAGTTCAAAGTTCTACACTAGCTTTAATGATAGAGAAAAAAGAAATACCAATGGTTGATGCAGCTATATTTTCTGATACGCAATCAGAGAGTAAAGCCACCTACAAATGGTTAGACTGGTTAAAAAAGCAATTAACATTTCCTGTTTATAAAGTAACTGCTGGATCTTTAAAGGATAATTTATTAAAAAGTAATAAAGATATTTATGTTAGGGGTACTTCTATTCCAATGTTTACTAGAAATAAAAAGACTGGGAAAAAGGGTATGATGAGGAGAGCCTGTACAACCACATATAAAATTGAGCCAATAACAAAAAAGATTAGAGAATTATTAGGTATGAAATTTAGGCAAAAAGTTCCCAAAGATTATAAGGTTATTCAACTCTTGGGTATTTCCAGAGATGAAGTCCAAAGAATGAGGAAATCTTCACTTCATTATATGGATTTTGATTATCCTTTAATTGATAAAAGCATCACTAGAAAAGATTGTTTAGATTGGATGAAAGATAAGGGTTATCCAATCCCACCAAGATCCGCTTGTACTTTCTGTCCCTATCACTCAAATGAAGAATGGAGAAATGTTAAAGCTAATAAAGATGAATGGAATGAGGTTGTGGCTTTAGATAAACAATTAAGAACTGGACTATATAACACAGAAAGAAAAGAAGTAGAATATTTTTTACATAAATCTGCAGTACCATTAAGCGAAGCGGATATATCAGATAAGAAAGATGACCAATTAGATTTATTTCAAAACGAATGTTTTGGCATGTGTGGTGTTTAATATGAATTTAAAACAATTTGATAAAATTAGAAATAAAATAAAAGAGTTAGAGGAAATAAATTTTATTCCTGAAGAATATCATCATATATTTCAAATGGCTGGAATGGATTTATTAAATAATTCTGAAATGAGAACTTTAATTTTAGCATTTTGTGAAAAATTAAATCCAGAATTATCTGAGAGAGAATATAAAAAAATAAAATCATATCATCCAGATTTACCAGATTAAATTAAAAGCATGAAAGATAAAATTAACATTAAAATGTTCAAGCCTTTTGGCTCAACAATTTCTGAACAAAATTTGCCTGACAATTTAGTTAAGGATTTTTTGGCCGACCTTAAAATGATTAGGGGTTTATCTCCTGAAGAAAGACAACGATATTCATTTGCTCATAAATTAGTGGGTTCAGTTGATTCAGAATACATGGTTACGCCAGAAGTTTTATTAAAATATAAACATTCTTTCTTTGATGTTTGCATTACTGAATATTGCCAGACTTTATATCCAGATTTTAAGGTCAAAAGAATTGTGATTAATTCTTGTTGGTATGTAGTTCAAAAAATAAATCAATTCAATTCCATCCATCAACATACCAACCATACTGCCTTTGAACAAAAGCACCCACAAATTTCTTGTGTTGGTTATTTGCAAATCCCTAAAATGATACCTTTAGAATGTGCAAAACCCCACCATGATGTAAGCGGTTCGATAGAATTTTTTGAAGGCTCAGAAAATTATTTTACTTTTTCATCATGGAGGAGAGATCCCACCGAAAAAACTTACCTGATTTTTCCAAGTCATCTTGCTCATTTTGTAGCACCATTTAATAGTCCTGATCCTGATGCTGAAAGAATTAGCTTTAGCTTCAATGCCTGTGTGGAATTTACGATAGCCAATGGAAAAGGAAACTAAAATGTTTTGGCTTTTACTTTTCGTTATTATTTTTGGCTATCTAATCGCCATGAGAAAAGAGATTATTATTTATTTTAAAATGTTATGGGAAAAACTAAAGGCTTTCTAAAAGTTGAGCATGAATTACTAGACAACACAGTTCTTAAACCTGTTGAGAAATGCCTGTTAATGCTCCTTAGAAGGCTCAGGACTGCTCCTCATGGCTGTTGCCCTAGTCATGCCTACCTAAAAAAGAGATTAGCCATTAAACACAGAAAAACCTTGCTTAAACATTTAGACCGATTGGCTATGTTTGGGTATATTTGTTGGCGGAATAGAGGCAAGAATTTGACTAACCAATATTTATTCAGGGATGATCCTGATTTTGAAAGAAGTTATCTGAACAATCTCAAGTTGCGTTCCATTATGAGTAGAAAGCAAAAGGAAAAATATCATCAAAGGTTGTTGCAACAAGGAGTTGCATCT